AACTGTCTCACCGATCTCTTTATTAAACTGTTTTGAATAATTAAGAATATCATTCAGTATCACCATAGTCTCTACTGTTATCTTGTTGGCAAGATACAACTTAACCAATGGGGGATGTTGTCCTGATTTAACTTTGAAGAGGTCATCAAATTTGATTCCTTTTTCTTCAATGAAGTCAAATAAAGTATTAACATCGCTTTCGAATACATAACTTAAACTCTCTATTCTTTTTTGCCATCTGGCGTAATTTTCTTGACCAGACTTTCCAACCACATCGCCAATCCAAACTGTATCGCTACCAATAAATCCAGCAACAAAATAGTCAACACAAGCACTACTCGAATAAGACCTAGACAACTTGTGAAAAAAGTATCTATCACGCCTTTTAGTAAAGGTGTTAAGTCTTGCAGTAGTTTTCCCATTGTGCTTGAAGTAGTCATACGATTCCGAAGTGAAGTGTAGTTTGATTGCAAGGTAGATTTTATAGACATCAAATCCATCCATTACACCGGTAACTTGCCTACTTTACCGCCTTCTTTTAATAATCTTAAATCCATAGCGTTCACTTCAAGTCTTTCTTTTAAAGACTTGTTTATCATCTTACTCATACCAGAAGGTTCAACATTATTGTCTTTACAGTATGATAAGACGGCCTCTAAATGAGACATCTTTTTATTTCTCACCATATTCTCTATGATGATAGCAAATTTATTGGGGGTTATTATTGACATGAAAGTTATCTATTGCCTCTATTAATTTAGGAATGTATTCTTGTTTCTTCTTATGAAATACTTGATTGATACCTTGTTCGGTTACAATTAGTATTAAGATATCTTCTATTGATTTGCCGTATCTCTCTTCATACATTTCAGCATATGCTGTACCTTGTATGAAATAGTTTTCTACCCATTCTTCTTTCTTCTCTCTAGTAGAAGTCTTGAAGTCAATGATACAAGGTTTGCCATCATATTCAGCTATACAGTCAACTTGACCAGCAACTTTGTACTTATCACTATACATTGAACCTTCTTGTATCACTATGTTATCAATCTTATCTAGTTCTGATTTCATAACTGTAAACAAGGCAAGTGGTAAAACACCTGCGTCTGATAACTCTTCGTTATTCAAATACTGTTCGATAAGTTTATGTACAGCAGTACCTCTTGTGGCTGCAGCTGAAGCAATAGCGTTTGCCTTTGCCTCTCCTACTTTTTTACGCCAAGCGATAATACCTGCATTATTGTTTTTTGATAGAACCGTTGTAATAGATGGATACTTCTCGCCTGTAGGTGAGATATAGTATCTTTTACCATCAATATTCTCTCTTATTAATTGTGGTAAATCGTCAACTGGTTTGTGTATAAAGGACTTCATCCCTCTAGTCTTGAAGTATTCTTTTAGTTTGCTCATAATATAATTATTATATCACCTTTTGGGCAATAAGTCAAGCGTTTAAATCACTAATCCTTTGGTATAATGCGTTTTACCGTCTTTTCTAGACGCTCTAAGTACTTGTTTTCGATTATCGTGCATTTTATACGAACAATGAACCCAACCACTATTGGCATCCCCCTCTGTATAAAATTCCAATATGATTTGGTCAAAATCTAGATTGTCTATAATCCATTCTGCCAATTCTTTATTGTCAATACCTGTTATTTCAAAATCTGCAGCCTGACCTTTGGCGTGTTGAGAAGTCTTACTTGACCCAATCGCCTCACATAATGCTTCTGATCTATAACCAGAGGTCACCCTTACGCTTTTAGCGAAGTGTTCTCGTACAGGTTGTAAAATCTTATCACATAGAAGTTTCATACTTTCTTTGTGTTGCTCTGTGGGTGTGTTCTCGATACCTTTTCTTGCTGCGGTATCTGATTTAGTCATTTCACTTAGACTAAAGTTTTTTGATAATTGCATTATTTACCTCTTGTTTTGATTATTCGTTAATGATCTTGTCACAATGCTTAACGCCTGTTTGATCTGTTTTCATTACACATTGTTCAACTGAGCAAGTGTATTTGTTTGTTTTGCCTGCATTTTTCTCAGCATATCTTTTTGACGCTAAACAAGTACTCAAATTATCTTGATGATACCAACCTTCAACTTTTCGAATGTCACCTTGAAAAGTCCAAAGACTTAATACGACTACTACTTCAATTACTCCCATTTTTTCTGTCCTCTATGTCTATTATTCTATCTTCGTGAAATTCGATAGTCATTGAGTTTTTTCCAATATTGGGTATTTCGTCATCAACTTTTTCTTGAATCTTTTCTACACTACCTGATAGGTATTCTACTAACATATAGAGTTCTTGTATCTGTGGGGAAACCATGTCACCTTTTGGCACACCTTCTATAAACTCGTTTGCGGCGTCTAAATCTTTTGTAATTAATTGCAATTCGGTTTCTATGGAGTTCAATCTTTCAATAACACCAAAAGCAAACCATGCACCTACAACAACGCAGGTTATAATGGAGATTAAATTTCTAGCGGGCATACTAATAGAAGTGTTTTCTGAAACTTTCATATTACCCTCTCGTTATCTTCACTATTTTTTTTAATTGTGATTCGATTACACTCTTACGATTAGGCCAGTAGATATAATTCTCTGGTGCCTTTGCTAGTTTTAACATCAAAGGTATTACTAACTTCTCTAATTGTGTAAACTTTTCTTTTTGATCTTTACCAAGATTGTCTTTTCGTAAATCGTATTCATCATCCATTTGTTTCTTAGCAATATCAAGTTCAGTTTGATTCTTTTCGTGAATTTCAGATTTAGCAGAATTGACTGCTGAATATATTTTATCTAATTTACTTTCTAATGCTTTTAAAGATCCGTCATTTGCTTTTGCAACTTCATTAGCCGCTGACTTTGCAACTGCTTCAGTATCTTTCGTTTCACTAGGTTTAGAGTCGGTTGTAGTAAATCCCCAATCTATATCGGAATCAAAACCGTCTAAAAAATCTAAATCGCTCATATCTTCTCCTTCGTTGGGCGAGCAGTAGTTTATCGCCTATATCGGCGCTCTACTCGCCTCGAATTGCTGCTTTGTCGGATTGACTTACTCAACTTCTTAGGTGCGAAAAGCACGGTGTTGTAAATGTCTCGACAGCAACACTATTATTTATGTATTTAAGAAGGTTTGACAAGACTTTCACCGTACTTTCTTTTAATCTTATCAAGTGCGGCCTTGTTTTTTGCTTCTTTTGAATCTCGTTTTCTATATCTATCTGCAAGTGCTGAATATGGATGTGCGTCTGATATCTTACCTAAGACTTCTTTAAACCCACCATCTATCTTACTATCCATTTGACCGACACTACTCACCAACATAGCAGCCGTGGGCACTAGTTCTATATTTCTCTTCTTAGTGAATGATTCCATTTCAGATATAGACATCAAATCATCCCACTCTTCACCGGTTGTTTTATTTCTAAATGTGTATATAGGCATTAATACCACCCCATTATAAGTTTTGTTTCTTCAGGCACCATATCTAAACCAAAAGGTGGATCGAATGTAAGTTCTGTTATACAATCTTTTACACCTTCTACTTTTAGTCCTGCATTTTTTATACTCTCTTGAATTTCATCTGCCATAGGACAACCAGGACTTGTCAATGTATGTTTTATATTTACAACATCATCATCTGATACTGTAATATCATATATCAATCCTAACGCCACAACAGAAATACTAGGCATTTCAGGATCAAAGACCTTCTCTAATTCATCTCCTACTTGAGATATTATCTTATTCTTTTTCAAGTTTAAATTGCTCATAAGTTTCTCTACCATTAGGGTACTTCCAAGTACCATCAGTATTATAATGGTCTGGATGTTTACCAGTTTGTTTATACTTATTTATAGTTTTTGTCAGACTGAATCCTTCTTCGTTATTCATTGACATAAACTTATTTAATACAAAGTTTAGAGGATCTTTTTTGTATAGTTCTATTGCAAGATATTCTATAACTTTTTCATCCATAGATGTTTTTAAGTGTTTTCCCATTAATGTAACTCCGTTGATGGTAGGTTGATGTCGTAAGGTCTTACCTTATCTATGTCTTTCACAATAAGGTCTAATAATGATAGTAAATCTTCTTGTGTTAAAAAGGTAGCATAACTTCTTAAAGCAACTGCTATCAATGTTGAGCAGACTAGTGAAGCTTCGGCCCCCTCGTTCATTAAGTCTCCTGCTAGGTTCAATATTTTATCGTGAACCTCTTGTACTGAATCTAATTCTGAAACCAGTTTGGTGCTTGTCGTATTTTCCACGAGGCAAATCCTTTCTTGTGTTTTATATAATATTGTCTTTTTGAATCAATCATCTTTTATAATATCCACTATGGGTTTAATAAAAAACCCTCTGTCATACTTGTTAGGATAATCATGGTGATGTTTATGATACCCGTCTCCAATCGTTATCAAATTTTGCCACATACTATCTCGTGGCTCACCGTCAACATGGTTGTTAACTGTGATTAGTTGTGATAAAAATCCATGTGCAGTAGGAATAATCCACAAATAAAACAGATAATCTATTCCACCCAGGCCATAAACTATTAATGCATATGAGAATACGATACCATATTTGTAATTAAATAAAAATAAGTGCCACTTTTTCTTTAGCATTCGCACAGAAACTAATGATGGTTTGCTCGCATATGATCTATGAAAAATGAAAAACCAGTTTTTCCACCCCAAATGTTTTGGGCTATGAGTATCTAATTCAGTATCAGAATGCTTATGGTGGTGCCAGTGAGAAGTTGTCCACTCGACCGGACTAATCCAAGTTGACAACACAGCAAACAATGACAATACTCTTTCTTTGTTTTCAGATAATTTAAACGATCTATGAGTGAAATACCTATGAGCAGCAATAGTCACCCCAACACCAGAGAACAAATAGCAGGCAATAATTGAAAGCAGTACACCTACCGCAGTATGATCGGCTGTGAATATAAACCAAATAGATGGTATGATGAACAGTTGTCCGACTGTCATCATCGCTTGGGGGATAGTAAATTTAAACATCTTACTCTTATCCATTAGCAGTATACCATTCTGGTTGTCGATCTTTTTTCCACGAGGCAAATCCTTTCTTGTGTTTTATATAATATTGTCTGTATGCGGTTATTGAATCACCTATCACTTTTACATCATCAGGCATAGCCTGGGTAGGTTCTGTAAATTCATTAAATGGTATGTTAGTAGGAACTTCTTTAAGCATTTTTCTTAATTTACTATCTGTTAAATGTATCTTACCATATCTATATGTAAACTCATCACATAGGTGAGACCACATTTCATATAACCATTTGTAGTTTTTAGCACTTGCTCTTGCCCATTTAGCACTTGGGTGATTGTTATGACACGCTTTGTATAGAGTCTGTTCTTTTGCTATATCGATTGCGAGATATCTTTTGATCTTTCTACCGTTCTTAGTTCGACCTTCGTATTCTAAACCGTCTAGCATTCTATGTGCTGTTGACATTAATTGAGCATACTCAATAATCATTTTGACACAATGTTTATCAATATGCATTTCAGCACAAGTCTTAGGATCTTCGTGTAGGTAAAAAACATTCATAATCTATTTACTTTCAGCAAAGTGTAAATAACTTCCTATCATATACTTTGCTTTGTTTATTGGTTTAGCCCCAGCGTGTAACCAAGGCCATAGTGGCGGAAACATTAGTAGTGAACCTTTAGTACAAGGTGAACCTATTCCTAATTGAGGAAAGGCAGTCTCGCCTCGTTCATTGTTATCTAAGTAAATGAAGAACACTAAAAATCTTTTAGATGATTCATAATCGTTTGCGTCAGTATGAGGAAGAAATTGATCTTTGTCATTAGGTAGATATCTTTTCATTCTAATATGTTCATATGTAAAATCATTTGGCCACATTTGATTAGTGATATCACAATTTTTTTTGTATTGTATAATATGTTTTTGAAAAACTTTAACTAGTTTATCTACATCATCTTTCCATAAATTCTCATTCAAATTAATTTGAGAAAATGACATTGGGTTCTGATCGTGTACTTCAATCTGATCTTGATTGTTTTCGAATTTCTTTATTAACTCATCACAATAACTATCATCAAGTGCGTTTTTATATATTTGTATATAATTATTCATTATCTCATCTTCTTAAAAACTTCAGACCAGTGTTTAGACCATTCAGGATTATCGCCATAGTGTTTATAACCTTTAAGATAGTCTATCTTATTTCCCCATATTCTTTTCATATCAGGATCCTGTGCCTTATGTCGTGCCATTTGAAGTCTAGCTATTCTCTTTGATGTATTTAATTCTTTCGTCATATGTAAGTTTTTCTATTACTTCTATTATATCAAGGTTTTTCTGTTTTGTCAAGCATTTATATTCATTTTTCCAGACATATTTTGACTGGTTTCTAAGGGTTTCAAAATAAACTCCGGCGCTTTGCGTCTCACTTTGATCGTAAATATAGAGTCCTTTGGCATTTGTGTACTTGACTCTATCATCAAATTGTATAACTAAATCTAAGAATCCTGGATTATCAGCAATATCATCCTCTTCACTCCACCTAAACTCATTTGCTGCTTTTTTGGAATATAGTATAACTCTATGTAAGGCAGAATTATCATCAGTTAGTTCTCTACCTATTTTACTCGCTTCTAATAAACTCATTATTTCTGTTGGTGCCAGTTGAGCAATTTTAGGTGTTATTTTCATTCTAAAGTGATCTGACTCTGGCCAATCTCTCATTCTCATTAATTCTTTGCCTGTCCATACTTCACTCTCGGTTAATGCCATGATATCAAATTCATCGCCAATTTTATCTACTATGAAATTTACAGTTTCTAAAGTGTTAGGGTAAACAAAGTCATCACCGTCAACTAAGAATAAAAAATCCATATCTGTTCTACTAAAGTGTTCTAATACTGAATTTTTACCTTTACCTAGTTTGCCGTTTGATTCAGTTTGTATAAATTTTGCAGAATATTTACTGGCAATCTTTTCAGCCTCTTTAGGATATTGTTCATCTGTTGTATTACAAACAACGAGTGTATCTGTTTGACTTTTTAAAGTTCTTAAACATCTATCTAGTTTTGAGGAATCTTCACTTGTTAATACTGCTGTTAATATTTTTTTCATTAGTTATATTCTTTTCCTAAGTTTGTATAAATTTTTGCTAGTCTTTTAATATATGC